GTTGCAACCTCATCAAAAATCATTGTATTGCTCTCAATCTTAAAATTGTAAACCTGACGACCATCTTCTGTTTGTGCACTGATAACCCCCACAAGCTCGGTTCCGCTTGGCAACATCGGGGTTAAATCCTCATCCCCCGCCATGACAATCTCTTCAATGTCCGTACTATATACCCATGTTTCAGAACAAAACTCGTTTGAGATTCGTGCAAGCTCTAAATCAATCCCAACCTCTGGACACCCCGGCATATCAGGGACAATAGCAGGATAAAAAGCACTAAACTCTGTCATATCTACCCCTTAATCATGTTTTTTTCTACAATCTGATCAATCTGAACAGCCATTCCAAGGGCTTGATAAAATGCGCTCATATGTTGTGATGCAAGACTAACAGAAGCTCCTTTAGCTTCCATACTCAAGCACCGGTAAAGCGTCCACTCAAGCATTGGAGAGATATAAATATCGTCAAGACCCAAGGTAGTTGCCGTACTTACAATTTGTGTCGGGGCCTTAGAATAGGAGAGTTCTACTTTTAGCGGAATGGATGGAGTAGGGTAGACCCAAAAAATGCGAGGGGTTTCGTTTTCAAAGATGTACCGCTTTATCTCTGTAGTTCCCCTGTCAGCCGTCCAGTTTGGATAATACCCATCTATCTCATCCCTGGAAATCCGTTTTATATGTCTCCCTGGTGATACTCCGCTTTGACCAAGGTTCCGAACACAATTCAAAAACCGTACACCGTCAGCAGGGATGTTTTGCTTAGCCTCTGTGCTAAGCGTAAAAGAATCCGTAACGGCTGTTGCTTCTGGCCGGAGTAATGCAATTTGGTTTTGGGCCTCAGATAGATATGTTAAAAGGAGAGATTCGGTCCAAGTGTCCTGCCCTACATCGTGAAGCTGTTGACCCAGGATTGTCACCAGGTTGCCAGCGGTATAAGTTGCCATTATTCAGTCTCCCTGAGTTCATTTATTTCTTTGACCAAGTTGGCCTGACTTTTCCGTTTGTTTATAGCCACACCAAACGTACCTGACGCATATACCTCAAGCTCGTCTTTTGTCATAGATTCAAGGTCAGCCTCTTTTGTATCATCTGAAGGCCACTCGTATATCTCCATGTCCTTTCTATGTGCCAATACATCAGACCTGACATAAATCCGACCACTCCATTTTTGTTTTAAAAACTGCATATGCTCTCCATATAAAAAAAGGAGGGAGGATTTTAACCCATCCCTCCTTAGCCTTGGTAGCGAAGCCCCGGCCTGTTATTAAGTCTCTGATTCGATATAAAACAGCTTCAACGACAACTCGCCTGCCGAAAAATCCCCGAAATCAGGGTCAGATCCTTTTGTGTCTGTTATTGTGACCCTGACCGCACGATCAGCGGCGGTGCAAGGAGCAAGGGCAAAACTGACTTTCTTCGCAACAGCCGCCACGGAATTTGTGGTAACTGCTGAAAAGGCATCCGCATCTGTCGTTGTTCCAACTTCCATGGTTGCCGATGTAGTCCCGGCAAAAGCCGTTGTGATATTAGCCTCCCAGAACAGAGGGAATGCCCCGGCCGGAAGTTCATAGGCTCCGTCAATATAACCCGTTGCGTCCTCGCCATCCGTAAAATCAGCAAGGGCAAGACCGTTTAACTCCAAACATTTTACATTATCAAATTTCATGTTGTCCCCTTGCCCCGGATCTTGTCCGGGGCTACCTGTCTATGCAGACTTACAATAAAGAGTCCCCATGGATTCGGGGTGAATAACCTTGTATCCGTAAACCTGGAGACCCCTCATGAGCTTTCCAAAGTCCTTGGGATTGGGGATCAACTCGTTTTCAACAAGCTGGCTTGCAAAGGTCAAGGCCGATTTGTGACCAAAGATTGCGTTGTAACACTTTGTGGCAGTCTCTGTTACCGGCAGAATGTTGTTTGAATTATAAATCTCAAACCGATCAATCATACCAGTTCTTCCGTTTCTCAGGGTTGACTTTCCGTCACCTGTGAGAGAAGCGTCCTTGAGTTCAGATAGCTTGATCCTGGCACATCCCCAGGAAGGAAGGATCATCCATCTGCTCGTTTCAGGAACGTCCTGTTCATCAAGAACAAGGCCACATTCAACAATTCTGTCAATAATGGTTGACTTTGACAACTCAACCGCCGAAGATCCGTCTGTGTTAGTAGTGCCAAGATCAACAGATCCTGAGATTTTCCCCGCAGTTGTACCGGCATTGTTCGCATGGGAGTCAGTCGGGATGTCCGCCAGGATGCCTCGGTCAATGCTGATCTTCATCTGTTCACTGGCATCCTCTGCCCATTTGTCAACATAAGAAATATCAGCCTGTTTCTCTTCAACACTGTTAATGACAAAGGCGAAATACTTTCCCTTATCGATTTTGAGTTCAACCGTTTCGCCCACGGGCCTATCATAATCAAGGTCGGTGCCTATCTCGTAATCAGATATGACGATAGCCGGTACTGTCCGGATAACCACTTTATCACTATGTGCGGTAATTTCCGTTTTCTTTACGTCCGGGGTGTTTATCCCCGGCTCCTGCTTGTTTCCAAGCAGACGGGACTATATCTTCAATGCTTTTTTGCGTGGTTTCTTGTCTGGCCCACGGCCTTAGACATACATTTACAACAAAAACATTGCCCTGCACTCGTGGGTATTTCACCTTGAATCAAGGGTACTTTACCTAGTCTCTGAACCTTCAACTTGTCACCAAGCCGCTTGGCTGCTGATTGCCCAATCACACTATTTTTCAAACCATCACGCTTATCGTTGCCAATTACGTTGTGGTATAGTGAGCTATAAGGGTGTTCCAGCAATTCACAGGGTTTAAAGAGAGCCAAATTACTAACCCTCGTAATCCGTGTTAGAGATTGCGGCGAATACGGTTGCCGTATAAAACTTTTCAAGCAATTTTCCCGACCATATCTCAGGAATATAGCTACCTGACATCCCGCCGTAACCGCTGGATTGCAGGGTTGAATCAATGGTGTAAGCCATGGAGTGCTCCTATTACCGGAACCTTCCCTCTGTTTGAGCAGCAAACATATCAGCCTCAAGAGCCTTAAACTCTGCCTCCCTGTTTTTCCAAGATCCTGCCGACTTCTCCTTGTAGAGCTGGTTGACTTTCTCCCGTGTCCATATCGTATTACTAACTGATGATGGTGGGGAAAAATCAGACCCGGAGGCGCTGTGGTTGGGTTGCACGTTTGGTTTCCTGGCCGCTGGCTGCTGCTTTTTCTTTGGGCTTGATTCCAGATATTCTTTGAAAATTCCGAAAGTCCTCTCCACATCGAGGGAGGATTCAGCCGAACGAAGCGAAGCGTGGCGTGGTTGACCAGTATAAGGATTTGTGTCTTGTAGCCAAGTCAAAAAGTCTGGATCAGCGTTAAGCTGATTAAAATCAACCCCTGACTCACCTATTTTTTTTGCAACAATTCCCATGTACTTGTCATAACTGTCTTGTCCCTGAGTTTTTTTAACCCCGTTAACTTGGTTGCTGACGTTTCCGAGTTCCTTTTTTAAAGTCTCGTTTTCATCAATGAGTTGGTTTAGCTTTTTCGCCATTGTCCCAAACTCATCACCATAGGAATTGTAATCGTCAGGGTTGAACCTGCTGTCGTCGTCTGTCCCAGAATCTTGATTGTTGTTTTTGGCCCTTAGGCCGGTGTTTTCGTTCTCAAGAAAAGAAACTTGGCTTTGCAGTGTCCTTAGCTGATCATTCAGACGGGGGATCTCGGCGTTGTACTTACCTTGGAGGGTTCGATACTTTGTCTCGAAATCATCCTGCTTGTTGTCGGCTTGACGGGGTGCTTGCTCTGGATTTTCTTTTTTTGCAGGTTCTTTGGGTTCGGGTTTGGCCTCGGGATTTTCAGAGGTTTTCCCATCTTCTACGGGAGCCTCATTCAATCCTTTGATCAACATATCCGATCTTTCAGACGCTGCTTTTACTGCTGCTGGTATAAAATCTGTCATAAATTCCTCTTTGCGGTCCTTTTAGGGTGTCGCTTTGTTGGAGTTTGTGGGCCTCAGACTTGAGGTATCCGGTGTTGATAGTTTATATGATGGGGTTATTTGGTCAATTTATGTGTAGACATATAGCCGTATATACAAAAATAGCCGAAAAACTGTGGGTCCCCCGGCTATTAAGAATTGATCAGTCCTTAATACAGCATCCAGTCCTCTGCAAAAAGATCGGCGGGAGTTGGCAACCACGGAGCTCTACGGGAATCTTGACCGTCTTTATTCGGTAAATGGATAATGATAAAAACTCCAAGTCCATTATTATTTGCGACATCAACAGCCCTTTCGATAAACTCCCCACGCCTCCAGTAAGCCCGGCGCACCTTCTCATCATGAGAGTGTAATTTTTCCATTGCGGTATAAAAGGGGAATCTTAGCGACAAATCTTCAATACTATCTTCGATATCTTCTTTTTGTCTTGTAAGGCGCTCAATTCTGGATAGGTTTTCATCGTTGCCTCTTAAATCCATAATATCTCCTAATTTGTTTTTACGAGACCTCTGGCGGTCTCCATAGCACTAAGAATCTCATCAATAACCTGACAAGCGCCTTGGTTCCAAGCAAGGGAAGTCCCTTGCTCATGGTCATTTCTTGCCCTTGTGTAGTCAAGACCATCCCTGAGCCATTGAATAAACACAGCCTCATCTGATGTCTGACTGTTGCATTTAGCTCTAATGTTGTTTAGGGCAAGACACAGACGCCACTTATCAGCGGATACAGGCGATAATCTTGCAGTCATGTCACATATCCTTTTCGGTTGTCATGATATAGAGCCTGTCTTGCAGGTGAAGGTTAGATATTTGCCGAAATGGGCTACTGACAAAGCCCATCAACTCACCCCGCTTGTAAACAAACAGACCAGACCGATAAAGCTCTTCCTCCGGTGGATAGGTTCTCTGTTCAACCTTAACGCCTTCTGCTTTGAGCCTCTGATCAATAAGTCTTGCGTCTCCACCTCTCTTAATCTTGACCCCACATTTGTTCATTATTTTGTCAACCGCCTGCCCCATAAATTTTCGTGCGGATCGTACGGACTGAAATGTGTAGGTTTTGTGATCCTTCTCCACGTTCTTTGTGAAATTATCCCGGTCGTTAATCTCCAGGTCGCCAATTGTGGTCTCATCGGTGATTGTCATGTTTGGAATTTCTGTATTGTTCATAATTATACCGTCCTCGCATCTTGTCCGCCCTGCACAGCCCCAGCCCCGTCAGTCTCTCGGCCAGGCTTCGGTCCGCCTTGCTGTTCGATCTGGGCTTGCTGTTGTGCTTGCATCATTGCTTGTGCCTGTTTCTGGGCCATATCTTCCTTTGATGGCACTATGTCATCGCTGGTGAAATCCATTCCATCTACGACTTCTCTAAGAATCTCAGCAAGCCCTTCCATACCAATTACTTGCAGAACTGCCGGGTTGACTGCAATCTGTAGGAACTCGTTACGCCTGACCGCCGATTGTTCTTTTGCTATCAGAGCGTTTGATCCACGGGCAATGAGCTTGATATCACCCACGTAATATTCAGGGTCATTTGAGTTGAGTAGCGCCCACTGGTGGGTC